GCGGCAGGCAGGAGGTTTGTGAAGTTGGTCATTGTTTCAGCTCCTTAGATGGTGGTAGCAACGTTGGTTACAGTGACGTAGACGCCGCATGAACCGTAGTCTTCTTTACTGCCAGCGGCAGTATATTTGAACTGGGTCTTTTTGGTTTTGGAGATGAACTTGCGAACGAGACCGCGTTCTTCTTCGTAACCGAAAGACTTGTCCACGGTAACCGGACGTTTGCCCCATGCCCAGATACTCGAACCTGCGCCCATGAAGATACCTTTGCAGTAGTAGATACCTGAACCGCTGGAGGTTTCAGCAATGGTGACGTTTTCGTGTTCGTGAATGATAACGTCATCAATGATAGCCAGGGCACCTGTGAAAATCGGGTTTTCTTTGGAACGCTCACGAGCTTCAAGAAGATACTTCTGATACTCGGCGTTGTTCTTGAGATCATAGCAGGCGTAGGGGTGAACCAACAGCACGAAGTAACCACGACCGTTAATCATAACGGGGCGGAAGGGGTAGGTGCTGCGCTCATTGGAACCGTTGGCAAAGCCTGAACGGGCAAGTGCTGCAAGACGGCGAATGAGCTGCGGAGTAAGGGTGGTTCCACCGTTAAGCTCACTGAGTTGGGTAGCGGCACCACCGTATACAATGCGGCTGGGAGTTTCGAGGATAGCCTTGAACCAGAGATCGTCCAGAAGTTCGGATGACCACTGATTAAGTGCCTGGGCATTTTCGTCACTTACCGAGAATACCGGGCGCTGTTCATCGAGGCCATTAGCGGCGTATCTGAAACCAGTTTTGTATTCTTCAAGGTTGATGGAGTCGGTGAAGAACTCAATCTTGCCTTCCTTGCCCTCAACAGACTGACCAGTTGAGCCAAGAATGACGGGTGCGCTGACGCGAGGAAAAATAGTGAACGTGATCAGATCGCCCTTGTCTTTCAGGAGCTTGGTCTGTTCGTAAATGAGAGAGTCAGAGGTTGAACCCATGAACTTCTCGATATACATTTTTTTACGTGTTTCACGAAACTTGAGTTCTTCCCATTGTTTCTTGACAACAGGTGAGCTGGTTTCAATTCCAAAGACTGCCATAATTATTTGCCTTTCTTAATTCCGGCCATGAGTGCCGATTCCAGGTCTTTATCCGACAACTTCGATAATTGGACTGGGTCTATAATCCCCTCGCCTATATCAATAGAGGCAGAGTGGCCTGTAGAAGCACTTATTCCGGGCACTGATTGGTTAACTTTAGAAATATTGTCGATTACTTTTTTCGGGGCTTTTTTCAGTTCTTCAACCTGACGTTTAAGAGCCTGAACCTCACGGTATGCTCTGGCACGCTGGTTGAGCTGGAAAACACCCCAGGGGTTCTGCAAAAAGATTTTACCGAGGAAAGCGTTTGCTTCAGTAGGAGTTACCTTGTCCTCATTTACCATGAGGTCGTAAATTGCCTGAGCGTTAGCTTCAAGATCAGGGGCGTGCTGCTGGGCGAATTGGATATTCTGCATGACCACTTCGCGAAGCTGCTGTTCCTGCTCCACAGATTCGATCTGTTTGACCTGACTCTGATGTTCGGCCATCTGTTCGGTGGCCTTAACCGGGTCGGAATCAAAATCTTCCTGTGTGGGCTTGGGTTTGAGTTGCGCTCTGAGCCTACCAAGTTCGTTAGATTGCCTGCCGTAAAGGTACTGCAAATTCTCATGCTGCTTACGGAGGTTCTCATGAGCCTGTTTGAGCTGTTCGTTGGTAAGTTCGGGTTCGGGGGCTTTGTCCGGTGCGGGTGCTTCAGCCGAAGGTTCTTTCGATACTGCGGGTTGTTCAGGGCTTGCCGCCACTGAGTCCTGAGATACCGGCTGGGCATCGGTCTGAGCTTCGCTTTCGGGAGCCTGTGAAGCGGGGTTGAGCGCAGCTTCAAGCTGCTCATCGCTCATCGTTTCGACTGAAAGTTGTTCCTGTTCGGAGCTTCCGGGAATGGGTAACATGTAGTCCTCCTATTGAACTGCTCCAGACGGGGGAACCCGTCCGGCTTTTTCCATTTCGGCCTGATACTTCATCTGTTCCATCTGCATTTGTTGTTCCTGCATCTGCTGCATCATTCGCCCCCATTTACCTTTGTTCGGAAGGCTGGAGAGTTCTATGAGCATACCTGGGGGAACCTGCATACCATGTGCTGCCGCTTCCATCCACTGCATGAACTGTGCTTCCTTGCTGGTTGCACTGAATGCCTGCTCGCCGATCTGAATGTCGTAATCCTCGAGGTTCGCTGTTTCAAGCATCTTGACGATAGACTGATACAATTCGGCGTCTGCCTGCGGGTCGCGCTGTGGTGGAACTTCCTGACCGTTGAGCGTAATTGCATCGAGCCTGCTAGGGTCGCTGGCTTCAGACAGAACGATTCTCGCAATACGTTCCTTGGAATAGTGGGCTTTGATGAGCTTAAACACCTTGCGATAGAGGGTTTGCTTGGACAAAATAAAATTATCGAATACTTTTTCGTTCCCGACAAGTCCTGAACGCTGCTGTGTTGCGAGAGTAGCACCGGATTCGTAACCGGTCTTGCCTACGCCTGACATACCGGGATTGATGTTACTTACCCCCTCCATAATGGAGACGTTCAAACTGTGCATATTGAACAGTTCGGTTGGGAACGGAGGTAATTCTGCCGGTGCAGGGGGTCTGCTTACATCTGCAATCTTCTGGAACCAGCCCGAGCCCCCGGCATTACTGAGGAACTTGTTTTCCTCTTTGGGGTCATCAAACGTGTCTGCGTCATAGAACCAACCACGGCCAAGCATACGGTTCACAAGGTCGATAGACTGGCTACCACGTTTATTGATTTCGCGCTGTGGGCCTTTCATAGACTCTACCTTGCCGCACCAATCCCCGTCATCAAACTTATAGGCATAGACGGGAACGAGAGAAAACCCTTCGTATGGGCGGTCAGGGTAATGGTTCTTCAACAGGAGTGTTCCCAGTGTGATCGAAACACGTAGCCGGTCACGTTCAAATTCAAGGGGTATAAGTTCGGGTATGGTTTTCGCCTTGCGGTGGACTTCGGAGCTGACTTCGAGGTTCAGATTGCCTATGGCGTTTTCAAGAATGTATGCTGTTCTGAACTCCCTTATTTCATGCTCTATGATTCTCACCCGGCGGTGGTTCCGGTCTATAATCTCGGGGTCGTGCATGAACCGTTCGATGCTGGAAGCCTTGGAATTGGCGTCCTGAATCAGTGTGGTGCGGTTCTCGTCGGCATCGCTGATACCCACCATACCCTCGATGTCATCTTTATAGTCGGGATACTTGGCTTTGGCTTCGGCTATCGAGAGCCATTTAGCCTTGTGCATGTGCGTTGCGTCAGAACCGTCAAGGTTACTGTGGGGGCCAAAGTAACCATCAGCCCATGGAAACCGTTCAATAAGAACATCGCCCAGGGGGTTACGCTTTTGTGTCATACCAATATGGAACAGTCCACGCCCTGCGATAACCTCGTCTTCAAATACTCGGATGTCCTGATTCACCATGTTATTCTGCTTGGATACTCGCATAAGTGTCGCAGTGGCAACATCCGCTACGCCTTCATCGGAGCCTTCTACGGGGTAAGCCCGTGGGTCTACCCTATTTTGTCTGGCAATTCCTGATAGAATATCGACCTTGGCTTGAACGTAATTGTAAACCTGAACTGCACGTTTCTTTGATTCAAGCTCTTGGCGCATAGCTTTGTCCCATTGCTCACCTTTGTAAAAATCATAGGCTTCATGGGCTTTCTTGCGGCTGGCTTCTTCATAAGAGCAGGCGGCCTTGAACAACTCAAGATCGTTTTCGGCTATTTTCTGGTTGTCCTTGTTTCCAGGTTCGAGGGGGAGGGGACTGTTTAAACTTTCTGGCTCGTGGGTGTGCCCGTTGGCTTCCCCGATAGACAGTCGGGGTGCTTGTGTCATAGGGTCTACGACGATCTGAACGGGGTGTTCGTGGTCGTTGTCCACGGAGGTTTTAGGGGGTTGGCCGGATTCCTGGTCATAAAAGATTATGTGCCAGTGTTTCTCAGCCTTGGTTGTTTTGAAAATTGTCGCCATAGCTTTATCCTATCAGAAAATTGATAACTATACAAGCATCCAGGAATTTTCTTTGTTGAGGGAGCGTTCCATGCGATCAAACCCGGTATCGTCATCGTACGGGTCGCGCTTTTTCCTGGGGTCATGGTTGGGTGAACCAGACTCCTCAACCCGGATAAAGGCTGAATCGTTGGCGGCCATAGTCACCATGAGAGCGTCAGCCAGGTTAGGGGATTTCAGGCCGCGTGCCTTCATCTGGGCTTTACCCTCAATTTTGATTTTTCCAGAATCATCGTCCCGCTTGTCACGTTTCATGATGGTAAGCTCGTTCTTGAGTTTGCGTGTGAGCTTGTGTTTGGAAGGTAGTGCGATAAGGTTCTGTTCAAAGACTGTGCGAACCTTCCACCAGAGTTCATCACGGAGGCGATGGAACTTTTTACGGTCATCCTTGGGGCGAGTGCTGACATCGACACTACGGACTTTGCCGGGGAATCTGCGTTTGAGAACGTCGTAAACTCCGGCACCGTTGCCGATGGTATCTATGAACATCAGGTCGCAATCCCATTCGATAAAGAGCGTGGCTATCTCATCAGCCAGTTCAAGGGTATCGAGCTTGCGAAACTCTGCCATATCTTCAATTACGTGTGCGTGCCTTACAAGGGCACCTGCAGGGTCGCCGCCCTGCCTCGATGGGTCTACGCCCATTATTCTGAGGGCTTTGGGGTCGGGTGTGATCTCCCGGTCGATGGAGTTATCTATCCATTCAAGAGGTATAAGTATCTCATCTGACTGTTCTGGCGGTAGTCCGAGGACGTTTACCCGGTATTCGGGGCTGTCTTCACCATGCACTTTGCGTATACGCTCGATCTGTTCCCGATCTACATTAACCGAGTCACGGGAATCCCAATGGAGCTTGATATAGTATTCGGATTGTGAGCCGAAGTGTGTGTCATACGCATACCCATAGTTTTTGGTGGGGTTGAATATCAACAGCATGAAATTAACAGGGCTGGTAAGTGTGGTTTCAAGGGACGTGAGAACCGCCTGCTGCACACCATCGGCCTCGTCAACGGCTATCATCATGAAGTCCTCATGAAGACCGTCCATTTTCTTGGACTGATTTTCTTCGGTGGTAGACTTGGGTGGTGTGCGAAGCCATGCAAACCAGCTCTTACCCTCGTTGTCGGGGTTATCCGGGTTCTTCATGTAAACTTTATCGGTCTGGATTACAACGGACTCGTTGAAGATGAACGCTGGCTCACCCTCCGCGTCGAGTCTACCATGCCATTTGGATATTTCGGCCATGAGAACAACACGCATTTGGTCTCGGCTGGGGCCGGTCATGGGTATCTTGGAGTTATGGAAACAGGTCAGGAACCAGAGGACACACCATGAAAGGACAGCATCTTTGCCCGTGCCCTTGCCCGACATTACGCTGATTCCGACCTTCTTGGCGAGGGCTTCTTCCTCTGGTGTAAGTGTATCAGGGGCTTCCCACCGTTTGATCTTTACGCGGACAAGTTCCCCAAGTGCATCGAGCAGGTCTTTCTGCTGGTGGGTGGGGCGAACTCCGAGTGCTTCGATTGCATACCGGTAAGGGTTGAGCTGCCATTGGTCGATTAAATCGACCAGTTCATTCTGTAGTTGGTTTTCTTCGGGCTGTTGCAATGCCGACCGCCTTTACAATAGAGAGCTTCTTTACATTGCCGGTAGATTCTTCACGAAGTAGACGCATGGCCTTAACCAACGGGTCTACATTTCGAAGCCGGTGTTCGGGCTTGAGGCGTTGAATATCCGCCGGTGTCATATTCAACAGGTGGTGCAGTATGTCCTCGATCTTATCAGCCAGATGTTTGTTTGTGGCAGGGTGTTCCTTGAGTGCTTCGAGTTCGGTTATCTGGCTTTCGATCTGTGCCAAATTGCCTGTGGAACCGAGCTTGATGATCTCCAGGTGTTCGATATACTCAGGGTACTCCTCTTTGATTTTGCGGAGGTGATTGTAGATCGTGTTCGGTGTGGCGATATGGTATTTATCGCAAACCTGCCGCATACTCAGCTTGTTTACAATAACGTCCCTCGCCATATTGAGGTCGTCGGTATGTGTGAGTTTTTGTTTACCTGCCATACCGTCAGTATAACACAATGTATTACTTCGGTAAAGCCGATGATATTACAAGCGTTTTCAAAAAATGTAGTAAATTTTGCGAGCCATTAGATTTTTGGGATGAGCCACACTTTTAGGACGCCCCCCTCTCCCCCTCCATCAGTAGAAATTCACGCGGCGCGAAGGTGGCAGGCTGGCACTTGTTGGCCTGCTGGATGTTGGCCTGCTTCTGTCCTTCGAGCGAGCGAAGCGAGCGAGCGAAATTTTTTTTTTGCATTGCAGCAATCCGTGGGTGATGTGGTAGCTTGCGAATAGCTCTCTAGCCAGCCAGCCAGCCAGCCAGCCAGATA